ATGGAAGTCTGCTTTTCATTAGATAATCCAAAACGAGAAATTTCCACTATCCGTGGATATATCTCTTATTCTGGCCAGCGTTATGATTTTCCTACGGGAGAATCCGTCAAAGTAAAAATGTTCCGGAATCAGCGTTGCAAGGCTTCCCCCGAGGCTCCGGCAATAAACAACAAATTAATTGCAGTGGAAACTGCAATGAAAAATGCGATACTTTATTACAAGCAAAATTTTAAAGTTCCCTCCAAAACGGAATTTCGTGAAAAAGTCCGCCTGTTCCTGAGTGGCAGTAACGCAATTGAAATTAAAAGGCAAGAGCAGAAGCTGATTGTCTACATTGAAAATTATATCAAAGATTGCGGACTGTCAAAACATACCACAAACGGCTACACAACAACAAAAAATAAACTGGAAGAATACGAAAAAGAAAAAGGGATAACGCTATATTTTGAAGATATCACCTTAAAATTTGAAGCTGCATTCCGGAAGTGGCTGCTAGAAAAAACATTTGTAAAAAACGGTGAAGAGAAACATTTTTCAAGGAATTACATAGGGGCTGTTTTCAAGAATCTGCGGCGTTTCATGGAAGTATCGAAAGAGGTTGACAAACTCCACAACAACACAGAATACAAAAAGTTTAAAGTAGAATCAGAAACTGCGGATACATGCTACCTGAACATCAGTGAACTGACCCGTATCTATAAACTTGAAATTACAGAAGACCTGATCAGGAGCCAAAGGAAAGACCACCGCAAACAAAATATTCAGGCTGCAGTAGAATCCCTCAATATTGTAAAAAATAAATTTCTGATCGGAGCTCTCTGCTGTATGAGGATCTCTGATTTTAACCGGATATCCGAATACAATATACAGGGAAAATGTATAAAGATCATGCCACAAAAAGGGTCGACACTACGGAAACCCGAACCCGTTGAAATTCCGATGCACTGGATTGTCGCAGAAATTTTAAACAGCGGATTCGACCTTAACTACAAAATATCAGACCAGAAAATCAACAAACACATAAAAGAAATCTGCCGTCTGGCCGATATTAAGGATCAGATTGTATATTACCGGACTGAAGGCCAGGAACTGAAGCAATATACCTGCGAAAAATGGGAGGCGATAACAAGCCATACCGCAAGAAGATCCGGAGCAACAAACATGTACCTCTCGGGAATGCCCATTGAGCTGATCATGTTTTGCGGGGGCTGGACCAAAAGGGAACAATGCGAAAAATACATAAAGGCTACTGTAAACGATACGATAGACAAACTGGAGAATACCAGCTATTTTGCAGAACAGGAAGAAAAAACAGAAATTAAAGACATTACTCCCGGCTGGCTGATCAGGCGCATGCAGGAAACGGGGGAAACTGTCAAAAGCCTGTCCGGCAAGCTGGCCATTCCGGAAAAAGACATATCCGGACTTCTTTCATCCGGCTCACTGTCGCCATGGCAAAAAGCGCTGTTTTATTATTTCTTCAGCTCGATATATTCCGTGTAAGCGATCCGGCTGTAAGGATTCCGGCTTATTATTTCCTGCCGAATTGCTTTTGTACCCCAGCGGATGAACCAAAGCCGACGTGGAACGCGATGGATCAGCTGAATAATAGTGTCCCGACTTTGGATAAGTCCGGAGAATTGCTTTCCGGTGATACTGCCGAAAAAAGTAAGGTAAGGATCCTGATAGTTGATGCAGCTAAGTGTATCAGTTTTACCAGGCCGAATGATTATGCTGTCCCGGATTTCTGTTTTTACCAGGTATTTGATTTCGGTAGCGGACTGGCTGGCAGACTGGAGATGTTTTACCTTTAGATTAAGTTCCTCTACGGTTTTCTTCAGTTCGCCGGCGTATTTCCGGAATTCCCGGTTCGTCAATGTCAGACGTTCCACACTTGCAACACTCAGGCTATCCTTTGTCCGGTAAAATTCGATATCAGCAAGTAATGTACGCTGATTATCCGATAATCGGTTCCGGTCCGTCCGGATATCCTGGCAGTTCTTTACAGAAACTGCCAGGAAAGTGGCCAAAACAAGGATCATAAATAGCAGATACTTTGTCATGACTGTATGATTTCAATGGTTATTTTCCCTTTTTCCTGTGCTCTTTCGAGTATTCCGGTAAGCTGTACTTCATACCGGGTCGAGTTGATGACCTTGCCCCGCTCCCGATTCTCACCCACCAGAATACACCCCGAAGTGTCTTCAGCCGTATTGCCCCGGTGGATCAGGATCCCGTCGAAGCCCGCTACATCCAGAAGGCGTGGAAGTTTCCGGCGGAACCTGGGCGAAATATTCACAATCACTTCATAGACCCCGGCAGGGATGGCAGTCCGTCCCGGAATCTTCCTTTCTTTTGCCAGATCCCTGACCTGATCTTCAAGTGTATCACAAAAATATTTTCCATCTATGTACAATTTTCCGATTGTATAATCCGGTTTCAGGTATAACCGTTCGAGTTTCAGTTTCATTTCTTTTCTCCTTTCTCTTTTAAAAAATTTGCCAGGCCGGATATCTTCTTCACCCATTCTGAGCTGACCATAAAGTGCATATATTCAAGAAATACCACTCCCGGGAAAATCTTAATCAGGTTTTCGGTAATGGATACTGCTTCAATCCAGAGGGCTACATACACCTCCAGCTTCATGATGTTAATGAAGAACGGCAGTTTGTTGAGACACAGACCGGAGATGACCGTGAAGACAAATGTCCCGAAATAGCAGAATGTCTTGACAAAACTCCAGCGTAGCCGATAAGATTCGATTTTATTGCCGGTCAGGAAACTGGCCACACAGCCAGTAACAAAATCGGCGATGAACAGAATAAGAAACAGTATGACAATTCCGATTATATCACTCATATAAGCGGTTATGGCACCTGCAGAAAATAATAACCATTTATGTATATACTGTTCCATATTTTGTTATCTGTAATAATATTTTTCTCCTTTATTCCCAGGTATTTATTTGCAATTTTTCTTTGTGTTTTATAAAAATTACTATAAACTTGTAATTAATTGACTTGGGATGTTATGCTTGGGAAATTCAATACTGAGGTCGCGAGGGCGGCCTCTTTTTTATTTGTTTCTGATTGCAGAGATAATAGCGTTTTTAATAAAAACATGCCAGGTTGAATCCATTATTGAGGCTTTGAATAATTCTGTCTCATTTTCATTCATATCCACCGCTTCCCCGTTGAATATCTTTTTGGCAATTTCATGCATTTCAATTGTGTTTGTGCACACATACACGGCATTTCCGACAAGTTGATGAATGCCTTTATTTTGATTCTCTTCCAGCAATTGGATATAATTATTACCTAACAAATCAATTGCTGATACATCTTTTACGTCAAAACTATATTTCATTTTAGGTGTTATTGGTTAGAAGTGAGTGTTTGGGTAATTTCTTCGCGAAATTCGGTAATCAGTGGCATTACCAATGTCAGAAAACTGGTATCGATATTGAATCCGTTAATATTCTCAAAATCCTGTTCCTTCGTGTTGTAATTGATGGTTACGTTCATATACCTCCGATTAGCATTTTTTGTACATACCCTTGTAGTGTAGCTGAAACAATTTCGGGCTCCCTTTCTTTAGTAAATTCTGCTCCTAAAGAAACATTGATACCTTGTACCGTTTCTTCAGCTTTGGCTGTAATAGAATAATTAATTTCCATGTTTTTATAATTTATCTGTAATACAATTGTCCTGTTGATCTATCTATGCATAAGTAATAATTACTTTTACCATTAACGTTTTGAACATTTTTAAAATATACAGCACCGTTAAATGTAGATTTTCCATTTACCTCAACATCTCCGTTAAATATCGATACTCCCTCTTCAACTATTAAAGCCGCAGTTGGAGCCATCTTTTTACTATCATCAACATAGTCTATGGCTCTTAATTTTAATGCTGTTATTTTTGCTAAAGTTGCATAACTGGAAGTATTTTTGGCTATTATCTCTAATCCGATTATTTCTGCGTTATCTCCTGTTGCTGTTATTATTCCGGCTTGTAACATACCTGTTGAAGGGGCAAGTACGCCGGATCCTGATGCATATACAGAAAAACCATTTTTAGCATAACAAGAGCCTATTTTTGAACTCGCATTGAAATCAGATGATCTCAATCCATTATTGCTTAATTTCAGTCCGGCAATTTCTCCTTCTGTCGCTGTAATTTTTCCTGTAAACTGTCCGTTAACTGCAATAAGTTTCCCATCTGTTGTAATCCGAATATTCCCGTTTGCACTGATAGCTCCATTCAGATTAATATTTTTGGCTTTGATGGTTGTGTTTGTTGCATCCTGATTAATATAGGAAATCAGCTCATTCCCGTTCTCCAGCTTCTTACTTGCATAAAGTGTATTTCCTTGCGAAGTAGTAATATATCCAGCCTTCTCAACCGTCTGTAATCTCGTGTTAAGACTGCTTACCGTACCGGATATGGAGTTATAGGACGTTTGCAGATTTCCTATAGATTGATTCAGGTCCTGATTATTCTTGTCATAATCCGTTTTGGTTACCCTTAGATTAATACTATCCTTTAATTGTGTTATCTGAGAATCAAATTCCGTCTTCATTACATTCGTAAGAACAGGCCCGATTACCGAACTCTGTGGATCTACATGTTGTCCACCATATACCGTGTATCTGCTATTATGTTCAATTGGTACACAGTTATTCGTAATCCTGAATCTATATTTCCCTCCTCCGCGAAGTAAGATATATTCTTCATTGTTGTTCGTCAATTGTCCTATTGACCCGAATGGAATCTTCAATCCATTCGGAGAAGATGGATCTAGTTCAGTCCATCCCCATTGGGAAGATTCTATTACCCTCTGGACAGTAATAGAACCCCATCCGCTTCCGTTTACAGTCCACGCGCATAACATTGAGTATCCGCCACTTTCATGAGTTCCCCATGACACATTGACATAATCCAACGGGGTATCGACTTGTATTCTTGTCTTTATTGTAATATCAATTTTAATCGTCACCGGATAATACATATCCCGATTCCACTTTTCTGCTGTAAGATCAATCCATGTTTCACGATATGATTTAAGAGTTGCATATTCATTTGCAGTATCAATTGCCTCTTGTTTGGCTTCTTCCACTCTCTCAGAAACTTCGTTAACCCTTAAACTTATTTCTCCGTTTTCGGCTTTAATTTCGGTCAGGGTTTTCGTTATCGTTTTTATTTCTGCTTGCTGCTCGGAGAAAGAAGGAGTCCAAACAGGGGCGGGCAGGAAACCTTCGACTAGCATCACTTCGGTGAATTTTACAGAGTTACCAAGAGTGGAGCCATTTATACCTGCATAACACAATAAACGTCCTTCTTGTTCAGTGAAATTATTGTATGTGATTAAAAAACCTCCATTCTTATCTGCACTTAATGTTGGACATAGCACAGTACTTACATCTTTATTATAAAGTACAAAAGAATATCTATCAGGGTTACCTACTAAATTCTGAATATTACCTGCATTTACGTAATATACCGTGTTAGGCTTTATTTTAGATACATATAATCCCTTATAGGTATAATTCGTAGATCCTACGCCTATCGTAAATTCCTTCGTCCCATCCGCCAGATTCACATTATTTGCTCCGGTCTGATCTTCTTCTGCTACTGGAAAGCCTTGCAGGGGTTTATTGCCTTCGATTAGGGAGATGTTGTAGATCAAAGATTGTATCGCATAAAATCCGTGTGAACTAGATATTTTACTGATTGTTTTACCTGGATCAGTAACATAGTTTATACGAGCTTTTGTAGTCTGATTACCTTTCAGCGAAACATATTGGATGCTACCATCTGTATATAAGAAAATAAAACGAATACCATCATTTTCACCATTAGCTGAAACCTTCCATTCTACGGAAAATACATACTGCGTGTTTGTTTTAAATTTAATTGCCCCTCCAAAAACATCTTTTAGATCTAAGCCTCCCGAAACATAATCTGTAAGTAATTTATGATTAACATTCAAATACACCCCGTCTTCATCTTGTCCCCAAACCGCAATATCCTTGTTCTTCTCATTCCACTTCAACATCATTTTTTTGGATATAAGGTTCTGGGAACCGATCTGTAACGCATCCAATCTCGTCTGCGCCTCGTTTATTGCGTTCTGCTCCGCCTCTGTTACAATACCGTCTGCGTAAGCATTAGCCCTTGTTTCTGCCAAGTCTGCCTTAGCCTGCGCTATATCTGTGGCTATCTGCTTCTGATCGTTTATGGAGGGAGTCCACAATAGCGAAGTTTTATTGCCTAATACTAGTTTTACCCACTCTATTTCAGATTCAACGGATACACTATTAGGTATTGGATATATCCGAATAAATGTATTATCAACAGCAGGCGTCCCTAACGTCCATTTAAAAGTTTTCAAAGCAATATAATCTGTATCGGGACCACCAGGATAAAAATTAGCCAATACAACATTCTCTCCAGAATTGTAAACAGCCCAGTTTGTTTTATTCGCCCCTAATTTGCCTTTAATAACAATTGTACATTCTTCTCCTTGTTTGGGTTTATAGTCTCCTAAGTAAATTGTCGCTATTGGATAGCCAGTATTCTTCCATCCCTTGTTACTATTGTCAAGGAGATTGGTTTCTCCTACCTGTAGGTTATCTAGATTATTCTGTATGTTTCCGATGGACTCTTCTGCATCTTCCCCTGTTTCGAATGTAAATTTACCTGTAAACCGATTCTGGTCAGGGGAAATGATAATTTTTGCTTTACCCTCCAGGGAAAAGGTATTTATCCCTTTATACTGAATAAAGGAAGGTGATCCTTCACCATATACAGAAATTATGATCGCATTTTGTCTGGTGGAAACGGTTTTATTTCCGATCGTAACCATGGAATCGCCGATTGCAGGGATATCACTATCTGTATCACAATCTGATTTAGAGAGGTCAATGTAATCATCTCCGGTTGCTATACATCTCCGCCAATAATACCGGTTACTGATATTTTCGTAAGTTCCTGATTTTATATTCGATTCCCGGCATTGCACAAAATCATCGGTGCGGAACAGATTTTCCACAGCTTTTTCTCCGTCATCGGCAGTAAAATAACAACGGTAAAAGCCTTCTTTATCTTCAACCATGGTACAGGTTGCACCTGCCGGAGAGAAAATATAATTTCCTCCGGCATAAGTCAGTTTTCTGATCTCGAGTGCTGCAAATACTGCTTTATAACGTGCGAATATCTTATCTATTTCCAGATAGGATTTGCCGCTACTATCGCGCCTTATAAGGTTCATCCCTTCCCCTAAAGGGCCTGAAACAAAATTATCGGATATTATTTCATCAGTTGTTATTTTATCCGCTGTTACTTGTTTGAATTGTACGCTGTCTGTCTTCCTGACGGGTTGATCCAAAAAATCATCAAATTCATGCGCATTCCACTTATCACTGTCCCCGGCCTTTATTTTCTCTCCCTGTACCTCCAGATAGCCGTCCGTACAATTCATCTCCTCCTTGGTCCAGAACACACCTGACTGCAGCACCCGCTTGTATGACAAATCCGTAAGCCCCCCGACTGTCACCCTCTTCGATGATACGGACATCCTGTCGTCTACCTCCAGGAGGCAGCCCTCCGACAGCTGGTCATCCGGCATGGAAACAAGCTCCCGGATCATCTTGGGGGTACTGATCGTCCCGCCGTAGCTCCGGTATTCGGTCTCGCCCGATGCCCTCGTTTCGGTCTTGGACTTGTTCGAACTCCTCGGCGATTGCGTAATCTCTCCGTCAATACCGGCATTGAACGGCAACAACTCACACAACGTACAGTCGATCTCCTCTTCCATCAGGTCGTAGCTGTACTCCTTCAGATAAAGTTTCCGTCCGGAATACTTGTCAGACAACAGATCAAAATCCGTCGCATGGATCACCCCGTGCAGGCAAAACGAAGGCACGCCGATACGGCTCGACATGTCCTGCAGGGCGATATTGGCAAAAGAATCCAGTCCGCTTCCCCGGCAATACCACTCCGACGTAAAACCTCCGGAAGTCATCAGTATGTTTTTGAAGATGCCCCGGGCGTTCTCCGTAAACGGCGCATCCACAAAACCCACCTTCAGCGAAGGGGCCGACGTCGACGCTTCCGGGTTCAGCAAAACGTTCACGTCCGGATTTCCGTCGACATCGCTGGTGAATACAAACTCCTTAAGGCAGATAATGTTCATATCGTTGTAATCGTCAAGAGCAGGCGTGCCGGGAACCGTATAATACTTATAAGGATTTACAATGCGAAAAGCCATCTCTCCGGAATAGGGAATACGCTCCAGATTGATTCTGAACGTTTCGAAACTCGCAGGGATATAATCATAGTTGACTCCGTCCGTAATACGGAGTTTGCCGTTCTGTACATCTCCGCGGACTTCAATGTATGTCTCTTTTGTCCCCCAGCCTTCAGCCGACAGATAATGCCTGGTGCCACCGGAATCGGTGATAAAAATCTCAAGCCGGAAACTTCGGCCGGTGCTCATGTCGATCGAACCGATCTCCCGGTTTGACATCAGACATATCGAAAACTGAAACTCTATCCGGAAAGGCCGGTTGCAGGCTTCTACGGATATGGACTGCATAACGTAGGCTTCGAGTTTTTCGGGAAGTTTTGTCGGTTTCAGTTCACAGTAAGTCTCTTCATCCACACGCATAAACCGTACTCCGGGAGAAAGTATCCAGCTTCCCACCGCCGCAAAACAATAGTCTTTCAAAAGGCTCGGATACAGCTCGTAGGGCTGTTCCATAGTAAAATCCTTCCTGGCCGGGACGATCTCAGATTCCAGTTGCCCGACAGGATAAGTGTCATCCCCGATAGCCCCCAGTGTTTTCATTACAGGCCGGAAGCCGCCCGCAAAATTACACGACGGATCATATTCCATCAGATCCGTATCCTGGTCCGTATACCGGAGCACATGCCATTTGCAGTCCTTCTGCTTGATATAGGATCCGAAAGTGATCAGTACCTTCTCCAAGGCCTCATAGCAATCCGCATCGTCAAATGCATTGCAGTCTACAAACGCCTGGGTGTACACGCTCGCCACACCACTCATACCGGTAGCAAGTAGTTTCGATGCAAAGACATAGTTAAGCACCAGTCCCGTCTGCTCACAGCAATATTTGATGACATCAAACACGGAACGCTTGCCGCTCAGACCGAAAGGAATATTTTTCAGTAAGCCCAGACCGTCGGAGGCCGTAACGGATACATCGAAAGGAACGGAAATGTAAGGCTCCGAATACAGCTCCGGAAGGATGTGTCCGCTCCAGAACAATACGCCCGAACGGTACACCTCTACCCGGAACTTCTTTCTGTCCGTCGTGTAAAACTCCCGGAGATCGCCGTCAAAACAGGTTTCTATGCTCAGTTCCAGAGAGGTACCCCGCACGGCCTCGCCGTCATCCATTTTCAGAACAGGGGCGCTGCCGAGGTTCCGTTTTTCTACAGGCCCGTCATATCCGGCCTCCAGAATATTTATCTCGTATGGTGTACCCGAAACGCTGTCAAACGACAGCCTGTATTTCAAACCGTAACTCATGTCGTCAATCCTTTACGTATATTTTCAGAATTAATTGCAGCAACCAGATTACTGCCTTTTGCTTTCAACTCACCACTTACAATTACATTAATTTTACCGGAATCCATCCCGGAAGAATAATCTTTTGTATTCCCGATATTCACCTCATTGCTATAAGCATTCCCGGAAAATGTTCCCGAAGCATTACCTCCATCAGCAATCTTACCCAAAGAGCTTTTTACAGCAGTACCCAAAGCCACCAACGCAGCCCCGGCAGCAATGGCAGCAAAAGGATTCAGCGATTTCAATGCAAGCTTGATACCTTCCACGGCTATACCTGTCGATATCGCAGTCTTTCCCACATTTATGGCCATGTCGGCAAAAGTTCCCGCAACAAGGGTGGCGAAACCCTGCAAATCTCCGGATCCCGCTATAAGCTCCCCGATATTCTCGCCGAACCCAACCGCCAAATCAGAAAAAGCTGCATTGACAACGTCACTCACATCTATGCAGTCTTTTTGTATTTCCTGCAGTTTGGTCCGCACAGGCTCTAATTTATCCGGCAATTGCGCCAGATCATCGAATACCGGCAATTCACCATTTATATCGAATAAAGCATCATCTAACCCGTACAATACAGCAGGTTGGCTGATCGGGCCACCTTCCATCTTTTTCTGTGCATCGAGCACCCGTTTCCGGCTGAGTTCGTCCGTTTTCTGTACAAGTAAATTCAGACGGGCTATCTCTTTGTTATAATAATCCAGACTTGCCTGATCGGTTATATCGGTTGCAGATTTCAGATTTTGTAAAGCCTTTATTTTTTCTCCGATAGCTCCGGAAGTTTTTTCCTCCATGTCTATCGTATCCTGAATCGCCTGCTTTTTCTTTTTTTCTAGATTTATTTTTTCTTCTGCTGCCTCACGGGCTTTCCTTTGTGCTTCTGTCTCTGCTTCAATCCCTGAAGCTCTTTTATCTATCTCATCTGCAATTGCTTTAAGAGTCTGCTGATAGCGATTATCACCACGCTCCTTATTTAAAGTCTTATATACATTCTGTATTCCCAATAAATCATTCAAAGACAATTCCGAAAGCTTTAAACTCCTTATAACTTCCTCATTATTCTCACGTATCATTCTATTCTGTTCGGCCAGCCATTTATTAGCGTATGCTGTTGGAGGAATTATCATTCCCAGCCACTTACGCCATGCCGGTATCGACTCGTCATTCAGTACATTAGTAACCTCTTTTGTTGCATTTGTAAGAGAATTTATACTTTCCACACTAGGAGTAACAGCAGCACCGATAACCTCTTTCAAGTCACCCCAGGCATTACTTAATTGTGTTGCAGCTCCATAGGCATCTCCAGCCGCAGCTTTGGCTGCTCCGCCAAATTCATTCTGGAGTTCTTTTAACATAATCAGCTGCGCTTCCTGCTTTTTCCCTTCGGCAACCAGTTGCTTGATTTGTTTTACCTGTTCCTGGGAAAAAGAAACACCCGAACGACGCAAAGCTGTCAGACCAATTTCCGGCGATTCCAAAGCCTTACCGATCTGCATGACTGCTGCATTCAAATCGGTATTCAAGACCGTCGCCATATCCTGAGCTGAAGCAATAGCCTCTTTAAATACATCCCCCTTGATCGATTTAAAGGTCGACATAATGGCCATAGCATCTATAGTCACTTCATCGCCGTATTTGGTCACATCCTGCAATTGCGACGCATATTTTTTCATTTCATCGGCTGTTAAGCCTGCAGCTGCCCCCGTTGCCTTGATTACCGCTCCTAACTTTTTCTCTGCCTCTGCCTGAACTTTATTTAAACCCAGGCACTCTTTAGCAAATGACACAATGCTACTTACAGCAAAAGCCCCGGCTATCATCCCCTTCAGCTTTTTTATTCCCGTCCCGAAAGCAGAAACTTCCTTTTTACTTTTTTTAAGTCCTTTCTGCAAATCAGAGGTATCGGAACCAATCCAGACCTTTAACTTAGAAATAACACTCATAGCAATTTGCTTAATTTTATTACATTCCCGATATCCTGTACACCACTTTCCTGAACACTTTCAATCTCCCAGGGAAATAACCAAAATTTTTTAGGATCCGTAATCCTTGATTTTTTATCTAACTGAACATTAATCAGGGAAACTGTCTGCATTCTGAGCAGATTGGCATATACTTCCAATTCCCGCTGTTTCTTCTCATTGTAGTAGTGAAGTTTCAGAAAAAAATCCTTAAGGCGCATTTCCCAAAACTCCATCACCTGCATATCCAATTCCCCCAAGGCAATACCCAGAAAATAATCCAGGGAAACTATTTCATTTACTTTTTTTTTCCACTCCCTCCATCCGCCTCCATCTGGCTCTGCCTTGCATAAATTCTCATAAATTGCCCCATTACTGCTGTATTGACAACACTTCCCAATTCAGATTCCGACATCGGGAAATTACGTTTTTCCAACCGCTCGCCTTCTTTTATACAACAATGCATCAGAGGTAAGATATCGTCTATAGCGATATGTACCAAGACATCAAGCTGAGACAAATCAGAAACTCCCTTTTTCCGGCAAAAACCGGCTATAGCATTCCAGTTTGCCTCAACCCGATATTCTGAATCACCTATTTTCAAAAAATCTTTCATAGCTTTACACCCCTGTAATTTCTTCTTTGGTCAGCTTTGTGATTCCGGAGCAATTCAGGGAATAGGTGGCCTCACCTTCCGCATCGGTACTTTCCGAATAACCGGTTATCACCATCTTTCCTTTGTAAGCGGTATTACCCGGCGCCGGATTCCCATACACAAATTCAATCGGATCACCGGCCATAACCAAATCGATCACATCGTTGCGGTCGAGCCGTTTTGTTTTCTCTTCCGCCTCATTTATTTCCATTACCCCGTCAACGGTAAATTCAGTATCATAACCGGTTATTTTCTTATTAGAGGTGCCTTTATCCTCTTTGGTAATAGATTCTTTAACCTTTGGATTCAGGTTAAAGTTGTTCGATTTCGTCCCGGCAAACAGCTTTTTTTGCTCTCCGACTACAGCCTGAAAAATAATGTCATATCCATTAATACTCTGTCCCATAACTTATAATTTTTTAATTGTAAAACTCATTTCACCAACATAACGCCGGTCCTCTCCATCATACTTAACTTCTCCTGTAATGGCAGAAACACAGATACTGGAACGGTCTAGCAGATTTATCGCCTCTTCCACTTTATGTATAATTTCCCAGGCAATCTCATAAGTATCCGTAACAATAAAAATTCCGGTATCATACACTTTCTTAACCGTTTCCTTTGTCTTATTTCCCGATTCCTTCAACTGATAAATGGCATAGGGTACCGGAAGATTTTTACTATCTTCTACATCAGCCAACACCGGATAAATTTCCACAATTCCTTTTAAGGTGTCATAAATTAATGTACTGATCTCCTGTTTCATTTTATCCCCGTTTTAGATTGCATCCTCTTTATAAAACGTTCACTCGCTTTCCGCATTTCTACCGGAATAGCAGATATAACCCGAGCTTTCGAAACTTCCCAGGCCTTTTTTATATCATCGGTTGCCCGGATACCGCCTTTCCAATTTGCAGAAACCGGCTTGCGGGCGTTTTTAAAATGATAGGCAGCACTCCGGTTCGACAATGTCCCATGATTCAACCAATAAGAGATATAGTACATTGACATATAACTGCTGAGTGTCTTCCACACCCGTTTCGTTCTGCCTCCGAATTGCCCGGCAGCCATTAAAGGTTCCTTCCCTTTTGTGTAAACCTTTACCCCTGCCAGCTTACTGAATTTCGGCGAAGGTCCAGCTTCTTTTGTCCGATTTACAAAAGGTTTTGCAGCGGCACGTAACCCGGCAGCGACAGTTTGTTTCGGATAATTCCTTATCATTTCATCCAGCACCCGTTCGGCTTCTTCTATACCATTGACGCGAATCTGATCCATCTACAACTGTTTTATAACGACCTTCATAAACCTTCTCTTTACCGGCTCTACTGAAATCACCTCATACATATTTCCGCCTATTTCCACTCTCCAGGAATTATTCATACCGACCAATAAATAAGACGTAAGTTCCAATACTTCTACAACCCGGATCCGTTCCCCCCCGACAGTCTCATCCAGTGTCTTTGAAGAAACTCCGGCAAAAGCTTCTGTCGTTTTTATGAAATCTTTTACAATGGCCCCGGCATCCGTCCGGGTAATCTCCTGTTTATAGAATTGTACCCGGGTATCAAATTCACCTACACTGAAATCTATCTTCCCCATCTCTTATGTGGTCTTAAAAGGTTTGTAGAAGCCTTCGGCAATTGTTCCACAGAATCCAAAGGATTTTCAAAAAATTTGGCAGCAATTAAAAGTATCGCAGCAGCAACATCGAAAGGAACTTCCTTAAAACCGGCTATGAATTCAATTATTACAGAATTTCCTTTCATCCCTTCAGGAAAATAAAGACTGCTTCCGGATATCCCTATCTCCGTTACATCCAATTCTTCACCATCCAGCCGGACAGATACAATATCTGTGATCGGCATTATCCCAGTCTTTAACACCTTATCAAAATCACCCGTCAACCGAAAATTTCCCGGCCATAACACCTGACCGGTAAATTCTTCAGCCGAAGCAATTGCCGCTTTCAGGTGTAAAATCAGAATACTGTCGAAGTCATCCGACATAATGCGGAGATGCTCTTTCAGTTGTTCCAATTTTACAGGAAGCTCTTCCGATGTGCTGATCCGTTCAACCTTCATAATTTTCGCAAAATTCAATTATCCTGCAGGCAGACACATTACCAATACCTTTCACATCGGTAAGAGTTTCCTTAGCATCCAGAATTTGTTCCACCGATTCATAACCATTTTCGTACAACAGATCACGCATCGGCAGATCTTCCGGTAAAGTGTTATCATCTTCCCCGCCCTCAGTTTTCTGAATCATAATCGCCGCTCCGCTATTAATAAACTTGGCAGCAACATCATCAGGTAATTCGGCGGTCTCGCCGCCAAAATACCCGTATCCTTTCAAAGGTTTATTAATCTTTACCAACATACTATGCCGTTTTAATATCCTTGATTGCCGCGAAACTTTCATCGTGCCGCACGAAAACATCATGCCAGGCATTCATCGTAATCTCCACCTGTGCGGATTTCTTCAGGGTGTACGGATCCACGATAATGTCGAGTCCGCCCCACTGGCCCACGATCACATCGGCAAAGTTTCCGAACAGCATTGCAGACAGATTCTCCCCGGTACCTTTGGTAATATCCGAAGGCATCAAAGTCGTACTGATAATATCATAACCGTTCAGCGTATTCGCCGCTTCCATCAGGAATCTGGCCGTTCCGGATGCCTTTTCAGTGGTTTTCAAAGCCCCGATAACCTTTGGATTGGTCAGATAAGCCAAATTCCCCAGCATCGCATCCTTTGCGCTGATTGCCGTTTCCAAAGCAACCACTTTCGCCCAGTCGATTTCACCACCGTTTTCTCCGATAGCGACTGCGCCGACACCCTCCAAATTCAAAATACCGAGTGGAGCCTTACTGCCTGCACCGTTAAGGGCCGCATCATCAATCCCTTGGGCATGTGCCAGTATCATCTCATTCATTATCAGGGATTCCACATCCATACTCGTCTGATTCAGCAGATCTTTGGTAAAGGCCGTAGTGATCACCAGGCGTTTCTGCTTCATCTCCTGAAGGCTGAAAGAAATCTTCTCGTTTTCAACAGTCTCGGCTTCACCCGCCCAGGAGATATCCACCTTCGAATTTTTTACAAAACTCAGCGTACCGATCAGTCCGGTCAGGAATTTTGCACCCAGCTTCTGCATCACCAGATTAGCACGCAACGCTTCGATATAGGTCGGCCCGGAAGTTTGTATCAAATTGCCTCCATCAGCAGCAGTCCCGGCATTCTGTCCGGCCGCAGCCCTGACATTCTTTACCGACAATACCGAATAAGGAATACAAACACCCTTAACCGTCCGGCCCAATTCGCCGGCTTCCTTTCTTCCTTCCTGTGCCATCTCCAATTCAAAACCCTCCAACTTACCTTCTGCAGCCTCGCGAATAAATTTTTGGAAAGAAAAACGGTTTATTTCACTCCGTTCCTGCTCTGAGAACTTATCTGCTACCGAAGCCCTTTCTGCCCGATCCAAAGCCTGTGCATCCTCCAGTTCACTGGTAAGTCCCCGCACTTTTTCCAGAGCTGCTTTAGCTTCCTCTGCTTTTCCCTCTCCCCGAAAACGCTTATAGTTCTCAATCTCCGTAGAAAGTTCTTTTTTAATTTCATGAATTTTTCTCATATCTGTCAATTTAAAAATGAATAGTTATTTGTCTATTGCCAATTCCGCCTCGGCCAGAACAACATCAGCATCATCAGTCGCCCGATCTTCCGGTATGTCCTCCGGAACTTCCGGGGCTTCTCCCTCTTCCGTTTTTTCCGGAGCCTTCCGTTCATCCAGCAAATCCAGTATATCCCGGACCTTCATATCTTCAATCTCGGAATACCGGAAACGGCCATCCAAAGCCCGGTAAATAAAATTGATCGCATCTACGGTATTATCCCGGAATCCACGCTTCAGAGCGTTTCTGTTAGACGGAATATTCACAACCGACACCTCCAGCAACTCCTGGCCGTCAAAATAATAGGTCGGATTAGATCCGTTCTTCGCCTCTTCACCTTCTCCCCAGGCGCCCTCTTTAGTCGGCACAAAACCGACAGAAACAGCTTTCAAAGTACCATGCAGAATCTTACGGAAGATCTTTTCGGCCAAAGGGTTCAACTCTGCAGGTTCAAAGGTCATCGAAACAATCAGTTGATTATCCTCAATCCGGGCCTGTCCGGTTCCGATCACCCGGTCCGGATCCTCATTCCCGCACATATCACCATAAACATTATGCTGATATCCGATAATTCCGTTACTATTAAACCGGGTAAGATCCCACTTATCCACAGGAACCACCGTTCCGTGAGCGTCCCTCGTATTATCCGAAGCAACAAACTCAATCGTTCGGGTTTCTTCAACGTTCCCTGCAAGCTTTCTTACATGTCCTATTAAATTCGTCTTCATTTTTTATCCTGATTTTCTTGTCCTACAATTGTCATATTCGAAGGATATAGCATGTCATCCAGTCCCTCAAGCCGCGGGTATCCCTCCATTTGCCGGATCTCATTCCGGCTATGGATACCATTTTGTATGCTGGTCCGATACCATTCCGACCGGGCCGCCGTATCACCACGCATCAGGCCATTTAAGTCGAACTTCACGCTATACTGATCCGTTTCCCCTTCGAAAAAAAGTTTGGTTTCCAGCTCTGTTTCGATCCGTTTCACGGAAGGACGGAGAGAAAAGGTGGTAAACTGAATCGTCTGATGCTCGATATTGGAGAAGGTTGCATGGCTCATTTCGCATAGCATATGCGGAGGAACATTAAAGATCCGGGCTATATCCTGAATGGAAAAAGTTTCCGTCTGCAATAACTGGGCGGAAATAGGAGAAATGCCGACTTGCTTATATTTTATTCCATATTCCAGGAGCGGGGTTTCATAGTTCCGGGACGACTCGTTAAAATGCTTCACAAAATTATTATACTCCGTATCAGACATCGACCCGTCAGCTTCCAATACCGCCCTGATATTGCCGCCCTTTTTATAGAATTCCGCACCGAATTTCGTCGCCGCCACACCCTTTGCTATAGAAATCGCATTATATTCTATTGGATTCAGGCCCTTCAGTCCGTTCAGGGTTGTCAGCATAAAATGACACATTTCCTCATTGCTGTAAATACCGTCCAGCCCTAACCGATTTCCATAGACCTTAAAATATTTTTTCCGGTCCTTGACAGTCACACTGGTTTCAGAAGGCAATACCGGATGTAAGGCAACCGGATCCCCGTGTGCATCCCGCTCAATGATTGCATAAGAATTTCCCCAACCGTCCATTCCGGCATTAATACAATCCCAGAAATTGAAAATATTCATATATGGGTTAGGCTTAACCCGGATCAAACGGCTAACAGGATGATTATTTACCGCTTCTTCTCCCCGGAGAGTATTTTTCGCAATCTTTTTCGGCAGGGAAGCAATATTCTCAGAACGTAACCGGATCGCTGCAAATACCGCTGTAATACGCATCGCTACATCATTATTAACGGTCACTCCATAATCAATACCATTCCGGAGAGAAGAAACCTTTTCCTCATATTCCTTCCTGGTGGTCACTTCGACCTCTCTTTTAGCTGCCTTTTTATCCCATATTTCGCGTAAGAATGTCATTTGCCATAAATTTATATAGCAAAGAAAACGGGATTTGCAACACCTGTCAATTCGACAATGTCGTATTTCTGCATCGACAATGTCGTATTTTTTCAAGTTCCGGGGAAAATTTAAAGAAAATCAAAGAATTTGAATGGCTCCCAAACAAGAGGGTATGCCCTTTTCAGAACATACCCTCTTCAAAATGTAACTAAGTTCTATAAAAAGCTGATGGATTGTAATTCTCTTGTCAGTTTATTTATCCCTTTCTGGAATTTTTCAAGTTGTTCTTTCCGGGGAACATTCTTGCCAGCGGCATATCTCCACAACTGACGTTCATTGATGCCTGTCACACGGCTCAAGGCTGCCTTCGTAAATATGTTACTATAGTAATTGATGAAGGTAGGAGCATCAAGCTGAAATTTTAATTCATACTCTCCCTCAAATACTTTTCCGGGATCAATATTCTCATCCTTACAAGTCTCCAGGTAAAGATTAATAGCCTCCCTGATATTTTTCTCAATTTCTTCGATCGTATCTCCAATAGTAATGATAGGTACATCTTCCACGTATGCACTCAGGTTTGTCTCCGCATGTTCAATAACTACATTTACTGTTTTCATTTCTCATCTCCTTTTCTTGTAAAGGCAGGACTACTTCAGCCCTGCCTGTCTTAAGATGCTGTAATAAGTGCCTTTCTCAATACCACCCCGGTGATTTGGAACAACAACCACACGCTTACCGTTAGTAAAAACCATGTGACTTCCTGTCTGCCTCACCAGTTTAAAATCGTATTTCACCAGCAGTGTTACAACTTCTTTCACTGATTTGTAACTCAT